AAATATATAGTAGATATTACTTCCGATCCTTCAATTACTTTAAATAACATTTATACCAGTAATAAAAAATTTAATATATTTACTTTATTAATAATGTATTATTTACATCCTGAAAGATTTATTATTGAAATTATTGAAAACTTTAAGGAAAATATTAGTAATCAGCAACTATTAGCAAATTTTGTCGCATTTTTTCAAAATATAAAAGATATTGATACTGTATATGAAAAATTATATGAAAATTTTGAAAGATTACATAAAGATAAAACTATAAGTTCTATTATTGATGCAGCAAATATTGATAAAACATTATTTTATAATGAAGATATAATAAATGCTTTTAAATATGTGAAAGAATTTTTAGATAATAAAAATGTTGATGACTTTGATATTAACGAATTAAAATTTGAAAAACCTGAATATAAATATTTAATAATAAATAAAGACTCTGATATTATAAATTTATTTAAGGAAAATCCTATTCTAGAAGAAAAATTTAATATTTATAATAATGGTTTAAAGTTAGAAGAACTTGATAATAATTATATTTATTTTAATGATAAATATTATGAATTAAAATTTTTAATTGATAATGATAATAAATTTATTGCTGATTTAACTTCTATAGACGACCATACTGATTTTAAAAATAGCAAACTTTTAATTTATACTTTACTTGATGATAGTACAATTAATGATGATATAAAAGATAAATTAAAGAAACGACCTGAAGAACTTATAGAAAATAGTATTGAGAATATTAAATCTAAAAAAGCATCAGAAGATATAGTATCATTATCAACTGAACCTAATTGTACAGATGTTAAATTAAAATATTATTTAGAAAGTTGTTATATAGATAGTTTATTTGTGGCATTATTTAATCAAAAACATAAAGCAATGAATAATATTTTATATGATATGACTATAAATGAAGAATATAATAAAATTTATTATTATGCATTAATGATTAAAAAAGAATTGATTAGTTTATATGAAAAAATATCAAATAAACAAATTAATTCTGAAATAATAATGGATAAAGCTTTTAGAAAATATTTAGAAGAATGTAAAAAAATTATTATTGATAGTAATATAGCTGATCCATCATTAAAAAATGAAATATTACTTTTACAAGATATAAATGAATCATCTGGCAATCCTAATATATTATTACAATTATTAGGAATAATATTTAAGTTTCCTAAAACTTATTATAATAAGTTAGGCGAAGAAAAAGATTTTATTTTAAATACAATATCCGATTTTGAAGCTCATATGGGAACTATAGCAGCAGCAGTAGGTAGCACGAGTCCTATTTCATATGATATTACTAATTATATAGACTCTATTATACTCCCTAATTCTAAAATAAATACATCATTATATATATCTATACCAGATGGTGCAGATGATATTAACAAACTTAAAATATATAAAAAAATATATAATCTTACTCTTAATTCTATAATAGTATATTTGAAAGGTTCAAAGCATTATGTATGTGTATATAATTGTGATAATAAATGGTTCTTATATAATAATCATTTTAAAATAGATAATGATTTTAAAGTAAAAATTGATGAAATAACTGATAATGTAGATTTTAATACTGAAATATTAACAATTGATAAATTTAAAACCATTACGGAAAAAATATTTGTACATTCTGATTTTACTACTACTTCACGAGATATTTTAATATCAGGTTTATATTATATATAACATATAATATAAGAATTATTATTATTTAATAATAAATCTATATTTGGTATATTATTTACATTTGTATCATCGTATAAATTATAATTTTCATAACATTTACTCATTGCGTTATAATGTCCGCCCTGTAATGAACCGTGATGAAAACCGATTGCTTGTAAATTATAATTTCTTGCTAATTCTAATGATTTATTTATTTTTACATTATCCATATTTTTTCTTATTACTTCCTTAAATCGGTTTAGGGAAATAAAAAGTATTTCTGGATATTTCCAAATCTTTTTAGTTTTACTATATTCGCAATTATTATTACAATTTTCGCATTTCCAATCATCTTTATTTCTTAGTTCTGTTTTAAAATGATTTGATAATAAATCATTGATTGATGCTTCTGCTTCTATATCCAATGATATTAATATAAAAGGTTCAAATGTTTTTGCCGTATAATCACAATTAAGACATTTAATTATATGTATATAAGAACCTTGAAATAATTTATAAATATTACTATATTTAAAATCATTATAAAAAGCAATTTTATAATTATGTTCATCATTCAATGTTGAAATAGATTTATTTATAGAAATTTGAGTGCATGTTTCATCGTGAATTTTTTGAATTAGAAATAAATATAATTCGCATATGTCTTGTTGTTCGTATTTATTGAAAATACCTTTAAAAATTTCATAAAAATTATTGATAAATCTATTTGGACTAATAGTATTATGTTTATTTAAAACTTCAAATAAATTTTTTAATTCATATGTTATTGTTCCTTCATTTGTATTAGAATTTAAAATAAGTTTTTTAAATTCTTCAATTCTATATAAAATTTGAATTAAACTATTTATTGCACAAGTTGCACCTAAATTTGCTAATCCTTCCATTTCTTACTTCTAAATAAATTTATTACATATTTTTATATAATTTTTATAGATTGGTGAAGTATCTTTGATTTTTCTTTTTGTTTCTGGATTAACATTCTTATTTTTTATCCATTCTTTACATAATTTTTCATTATTATTATTATTATTATTATTATAACATAATTTCAAATATTTTTTATAGATAGGTGAAGTATCTTTGATTTTTCTTTTTGTTTCTGGATTAACATTCTTATTTTTTATCCATTCTTTACATAATTTTTCATCATCATTATCATTATTTTTAATTTTAATTTTTGATATTAAACCATTAGATGGATATAATAAGGATGATGAATTTGATATATTTTCGTCAATTGATTTAAATTCTTTGTCTGTTTTTACAAAAATCAAAGTTCTATAACCTTTACCAAATGAAAAACATAAATTTTTAGGATTTTCATTATCTAATTTACATTGAATAGGATTTAAACAGAAACCATCATTTTTATTATTAACTTCCCAATCGTGTTTAATTAGAGAACAAGGAACAAAATTAACATTTCTTTTTAACATTGCCGGGTCTTTTGTGGATTTAATCCATCCATTATATACATATTTATTATTTTTACAAGTAATACCTGCAATTGAATGTATTGGTATTTTCATATTTTTTTTATTAATAATAACATTAGCATTATAATTATTTAAAATACAGGAATCTAAAATATAATGATTATTATTAAATTTAAAACTTTTTAATTCTTTTAGATTTTTATCATATTTAATTTTTTTAAAATTATTTATATTACACATATCCAAATATCCAAAAGAATTAAAAATATCATACATTTTTTTTTCATAAATAGTTATAAAAATATAATCAGGACTTATTTTTTTCCCATATTCAATATCCAATTTTTTCTTATATTCTCCAATACTAGGCATTGATTTATTATAATTTGTATTATATATAAAATCATAAAGACCACAATATATATTATCTATATTATCAAATTTATATAAAGATAATGAATTAATTTCAATATTTTTTAGGAATAGTGGTAAAAAAAGTGGGGTATTATTACCTTTTTTAATAATATTTGTGATAATTGTTTTATCATCAATAAAATATTTTAGAAATTTATGTAAATCATATTTTTTATAATATTCATAAGTTTTAGGATTTGCTATATAAGTCTTAACTAATAATTTATAAATCATTTTGGCAACTTTAGGTGATGAATCAGTTATTTTAAGTTTTGATAGTAATAATTTACGCGAATACTGACTTCTTAAAAAACACATCAAAATCACGGTAAACCAGCAGGTATTTTGATATTGAGGAATTGGTAGAACTGAATTACATATATCCATAATTATCTAATAGTTAAAATTATTTTTATTAAAAAATGATGATTTATTATAAATATTATTATAATTAGAATAATGAATATAGATATTAAAAATATTGATGGTTTAGAGTATTTAGATACAGTTGAAAATAATTCAATTGACTTAATTTTAACTGACCCGCCTTATATTATATCAAAAGATAGTGGAATGAATACACATTATAATAATGTTAAATCAAATAAAGATAATAATATTGAATTTATAAAGACAGAAGAAGAATGGGAAAAATACAAGGAAGAAAATAATATTGATAATGATGATAATAAAGATAATTATATGAAATATGGAACAATTTATGGTAAAAAATATTGCGTAAAAACTGATTATGGAGAATGGGATAATAATTTTACAATGGAATTATTAGAAAAATTTATATGTGAATATTATAAAAAATTAAAAATAGGAGGTACTATTATTATATTCTTTGATTTATGGAAAATTTCATATTTAAAGGAATTATTAGAAAAATATAAATTTAAACAGATAAGATTTATAGAATGGATTAAAACAAATCCTCAACCATTAAATTCTAATATTAATTATTTAACAAATTGTCGTGAAATAGCATTATTAGGCATTAAAGGTTCTAAACCAACATTTAATAGTAAATATGATAATGGTATTTATTCTTTTCCACTACAAGGTGGAAAAAATAGATTTCATCCAACACAAAAAAGTTTAAATTTATTTCAAGAACTAATATTAAAACATTCAAAAGAGGATGATATTATTTTAGATACATTTTTAGGTAGTGGAACAACAGCAATTGCATGTAAAAAAACAAATAGAAAATTTAAAGGTTGTGAAATATCAAAAGAATATTACGATAAAATTATTGAACTACTTTGATTTTAGTTTTAATTTCTGTTATAATAGGTATTGTATATAATAAATATTTATAAATTTTTCTTTCAAATTCTACTGGGTCATACCAATAAGTATCTTTTTTACAGTTAATATCTTTTTTATCATAATATTTCTTTTCCCAAGGAAATTCAAAATTATATTCTAAATATCTTTTTATATTTTTTGCTGAATAAATTTTATTATTTTGTTCTTCAATTTTTGCTATTTGTCTTTTTTGTAAATTACAATGATTACATAATGGTTGAAAATCATTATATATTTGTGTTTTAGTATTTAATACTCGTATATCATTATATAAATCATTTTTATGGTCGCATATAATATCTGTATTACTACCACATATAATACAATTATTTTTTATTATTTCTTTATAAATTTTTTTATTTATAGTTCTATTTATAACATTATTTCTTTTTGAAAATACAAATATACCAATAATACCTTTATTTTGATTATCAATAAAATTAGAAATTAATTCATCTGGAATATTATCATCATTTTCACTATAAACTTTATATTTTTTATTTGAATATATTACAGCATAATTATATTTCTTATTCATCCATCTATCGCCAATTCCATTACCACCCCAATATAATTTTTCATTATTTTTAATATCGTTTATAGAAATAATAGATGTATAATTATTAGTTAAATTTATTATTAAATCTTCATTAAAAATCATAATAATATAAAAAAAATTAATAAATATCATTTTTTATAGAAAATTATTTTTATTAATTTTTCCATTTATGACCGCATATAATACAGTTATAGAACTGTGTAATTGCTTCATCACCGCTTCTTGTTTGTAATTCATAATATGAAATTTTATTATTTTTACATTTACCACATTTAATAGTATCTGTCATAGAAACTTGTTTAATTTCGTATGCTGCTTTAAATTTAAGTTTTTGTTTTTCAATAATAGTTTTCCATTTTTCAGGAAACATATCTTCACAAGACATATAAGGGAGTTTATGAGGTATAATTTCGCCAGATTGAATTCTTTTAATTAGAAGTTCATTGCCAACATATGAATTAATATCTAAATTTGAATAAATTGACCTTGCGATATTCATATAACTATCCATAAATAAATCACTTGCCCAGGATAAAGGAATTTTTAGAGAATTAGCATAATCAATAGTAGCATTAAATACTCCAATTTCTAGGTCAGTTGCATCAATAGATGATAATTCAATATCATTAATAAGTAAATCTTTAAATTTAGTTCTAATATCGTGTTTATTAGAAGCATTAGATGAAGACATTAATAATTATGAGAATAATAATTAAAGATAAATATCATTTTTTTATATATCAAATATAAATAATAGTAATAAAAATAAATTTATAAATTTATTATTGAAAAATCTAAAAAAAATGATTAATTTTATTTAAAGATTAATTACAGAGATTAATATAAAATGAGTTTCCCAATTTTACCAAAGAATGTTGATGTTTCTAAACTGAAATATTCAGAAATTAGAACATTAGCATCAGGTTCAAAAAGTATTTATGTCAATTATGGAGCACAGAAATTAAGAATTCAAACTCCAGTGATGTATATGCCATATGGTATTGGTGAAGGTTATGAGGATAAATCAAAACCTGAACTTAAAAAGAATACCGAAAAGAAATATGATCTAACAATTTCTTTTAAGGGACACGATGAAAATATTAAAATCCAAACATTTCTTGATAAGATGCGTGAGATTGAAGCAGAAATTATTGAAAAAGCATTTGAGAACCGCGAACCGTGGTTTAAGGATGATTATGATGGTAATAAAGCATTTGTAGCACGACTCTTTTCACTAATGATTAAGACAGATAAGGACCCAAAGACAGGAAAGGTTGTAGGAAAATATCCTCCAACAATGAGAGTCAAAATTCCATATGATAATGCGACTGATAAGTTTAACTTTGACACATTTGATATGGAAAATTCAGAAATTGATTTTCATAGTATTCTTACTAAACTCAAAGGAGGTAAAACTCAATTAATTATTGAATTAACTGGAATTTGGTTGGCGGGTGGTAAATATGGATGTACCTGGAAAGTAGTTTCCGGAAAATTCCAATTATCACAAAATAACCGACCAAAATTCATTGAGGATAGTGATACTGAGAAAGTTAATGATGAAGAAGAAGAGGAGGAAGAGGATGTATCAATTACTGCCGATTTAGCAGATGTTAAAGTAGGAAATAGTGATGATGAAGAAACACCCGAAAATCCTGAGGAAGAGGTTAAGGAGGAGGAACCTGCGGCGAAAGGTGCTGCCCGAGGGAGAAAAACAACTAAAAAGTAAATAAAATAATTGCTATAACAGATGCCATTATTATTCTTGCTAATATAGACGGTTCATTTTTGTCATTTAATAATTTTAATGAATTATTAAATATCATATTTAGTATTTTAAATGCAGTATTATTAGAAAGTAATAAATATAATACAAATCCATAAACTGCAGTTTTAAGTTTCATAACATATAAAAAGTCAGGTAATTTTTTATTTTTCTCTTTATTCATTATTCATTAGTAAATATAAAATTTCAGTTGAATTAAAAATAGGTATTGATATTAATGTAGATATTGGCATTTCAATATCTGACATCCATTCAGGAATATTATTATAATAATCATCACTATATAATGCTATTGATTTTATAAAATTACAACATAATATAAAATTATCATTTCCATTTTCAAATATCTTAATTACTTCTCTTGCAAAATCATAAAAAATTGTATTATCGTTAATATTAATAAAATATTTCTCACTCTCATTATTTTCCCTTGAAACTAATTTAAATGTCTTAATAATACTTCTTATTTGTTTTGATGTTAATTTTAATAACCATCTTGGGTCATTATAAAATCCAATCTTTTCTATTATTTGCGAAACATCCGTAAATGCCTGTTGTATAGTATTCCATTCATATTTATTTACTGATTTTTTTTTATTTATTTTATTTTTCTTAATAAAATAATTTAGGTTTCTTATTATCTCAGGTTTAAATTCCTGTTTTGTATATGGATTCCATTCTCCATTTGTATCTATAAAATATTTTAATTCAGTTGCTATAAAACAATAATTCGCATCGCCATTTTCATTATATATGAATAATTCATTTTTATCCAAATCAACAATATCATCTAATGTAAAAGGATCAGAATTATTATTATAATTTATTTCAGGATTATATTTATGTTTCTTAATAATATTATTTATAAAAAAAGTATGAATTGTTCTAAATTTTTCATAATGTTTCTTTTCAATCTTATAAGTATTTAAATTTATTAAATATGTCTTCTCAATAATATTATTTGAATCATTGATTTTCATCATCTCGTCCAAATAATAATAATTTGAAAATAATGTTTTTATACATCCCTTAAATATAAATTCTTTTGTATATATCTTATTATTATCATAAATATATTTAAAAATATTATAAATTTCATTTTTATTAATCTCATTATTTCCAATAGCATTATTTATAATTTCATAAATATTATTATGATTATTACAATGAATACTACAATAATTATTATATTTAGCATTAAAACAACATTGGGAACCAGTATTGGGTAATCTGAAAATACATAACTCATTTATTTCTATAATATA